GTATACACCTGACCACATAGAGTTGGGATGTGTATGTGTTTTATTATAACTATAGGTTGGATTAATATTAGCCCACATATTACCTAATCCTAATTTACCTGTAATACCAAAATCTTTATTACACTCATGAGCCATTTTAAATAACTCCTGTATAAGTGGTTTATATTCTTTCCGCCTATCCATGTCTGTTGGACTGTGCCAACCAAACCCAGAGTTTGTTTTCTTTTCTCCTTCGGGATCTAATTTACGCCACTTTTTTATTTCTTTGAATAAATATTTATTAAGTTCTTTAGCGTTAGGTATGTCTTTAAAATAAACAGCAGTTGGAAATAATATTTTTCTTTGTAGTTGACTCATTTAAATGGTGGTCCTCCAAACCACATCACTAAAGATTTTCTCACACCTTTTTTAACTGGTGCAACTTTGTGTCTTAAAAATGATGCAAAGAATATAGCTTGTCCTTGTTTTAATTCTAATGGTTTTGTCTGACCAGCATCTGCAAATAAAAGATCTCCACCTGTAAATTCTGATGGATCTGATAATAATAATGTCATAGATATTTTACGTATTGGATTCTGACCCTCTTGACCAAAAGCATTTAGATCCATATGCCAATCATAAAAACCTTTTTTAGGGTATACCGTAAATTGT